GCGATCCGTGACCTGCGGTTGTTGCGCAAGCGTGGGATGGTGGAAGGCATGAAGATTGTGCGAGATCATCACGGCGTACCTCTCAACGATGCTCTTGAATATAAGAATATGCACGAGGTGCAGAATTTAATTAAGGACTTTAAGAACGGCACTGTTGCCTGGTGGTGCAGGGCTTCAGGAATAAGGATCGACAATCGAACGCTGCTACGCAAATTGGAGGACAATGATTATGCAATTGCTTGAGACAATCGCAGACATGGTTTGGATTACTACTTGGCTGGCATTCCTGTTTGCCGTGATGATATCCATTGTATGCGCTGGGGTTTTTATTGTGGCCAAGTTAATTGAATATCTAAAGGAGCACATACTATGATCGAAACATTCAAACAAAAAGTATTAACCGCATCCGTAGATCGCTATGTGCTTACCCCAAGCCAGTGCATGATGATTCGGCAGGATGCGGAAGTGATAGGCATGAAGCGTGCGACTGTGTTGAACAAGGACGGAACTTCCCGAAGATCGTTCGCTAGAAGTTGCAGTTCGTGTTGGATTCCGTACTCAACGCATAATAATTGGATTTACAATATAATGCGTGAAATCACGGATTCGATTAACGCAGAACATTGGAGGTTTGATGTTACTGGTATGCAGCAGTTGCAGATTCTAAAATACAATCCACTCCAGCAGTTCTGGTGGCACTTCGATACCTACACTGGTTCTGATCGCAAGCTGACCGCAGTAGTCAACCTATCCGCACCACACGAATACATTGGTGGTGGGTTACAGGTTAAGGCCGACATGATTGATTCCAAGTTTGCACGCGAGCAGGGAGCAGGTTGCTGGTTCCCATCCTACATTGAACACAGGGCGCGTGCACCAATCTGGGGTACTCGCTGGGTGTTGGTGGCTTGGCTGACTGGACCTAGCTGGCGATGACGATTGACGATTTAATTAACTTGTTTGCAGTGATAGCAATTTGCATTGGATTGCTGACATTGTTCTGGGGTAAGGAATGACACACGCTGCTAATTTGCCACGCCACCTATATGTCAAATGCGACATGGAGTTTGTGTCTGATGGCGAAAAGCAAGGCATAGAGGACGCTGTATGGTTCGGTCTAACCGCAGTACCTGGACGAGCTTGGGGTTGCACTGTTATGCTTAAGTGTGGTGCGTTGTACCGAGGATTGCCACTACACGCTCTGGCTCATGGCGACATTGCAATTATGGATTGGGATATTAACGATGCACAGCGATGGGATTGTTTTGGCTGGAACTTTACGACAATCGAATACGAGTATCTGATGGGGCTGTCCTGCAAGGTATGGATCGCAAACAAGAAAACTTGGGAGGTTGGTCGCTATCTATTCACAGCCGAGCCTTATGGCGATGGATTCTCCATGTCGCCAAGTCAAACCAAGTCACACCATTTCATCGCACTTAACAATGGACGGATGACGGCTGTTCCAGGTAACAATGTGCTTTGGCGCGAATCAAGCTTCACCACTCAATCCGAAAAGCCTAAGTGGTTGCGAACGCAATCGCAGGTATGGAATGGAGAAGAAGCCACATGGGATGATGTGGTTGGTGAAGAAACAGCATAGGAGGTCAGTATGCCATTAGGCAAAGACGTATCGAAGAATATGAGCGAACTAGCAGCGGATAACCGCAAGAAGGGCAAGGAGCGTGGAGCAGGCGGTAAGCCTCGTTCGCGTCAGCAGATGATTGCGATAGCACTCTCTGCTGCTGGGAAGAGTAACAAATCGCCTCGCAAGTTTAGGATGCGGTCAGGCTCGTAATGCAATCAGAGGCAAAAGCTCGCCTCAAGTGGGGGCGCGACATCCTTCTCACTGCCAGAGAAAAACTGGTGGTGGAGAGGGATCGCGCTTCTCATGGCCACGCCATCGACATGATCCAGATAATTACGATGGTGGATGCTGCAGCTTTGATTTGTAAGGAGATTATTGAGGAAAGTGTTGACTCGCACTCAAAGGATAAATAAAAAGGCAAACCAAGTGAGCGCACTATACGATTGGATCATTGTCGGGGCAGGATTGGCAATAGGAAAGCTTCTTGTTGCCATTGCGGTTATTGCAGCAGTCACAGCGATTCTTGCTGTGTTCTTTATTATAGAGGAGAAAACCAAATGAAACTATGGACAAACAACACAAACTCAATCCACAAGGTGGATGATAACTTACTTCACGTTCGCAACACTTACGTTCTCCCAGATGAACTTACTGGTGGAATATGGACTGACTCTATTCCATGCCCACACAAAATTAAGCCGTACTACAAAGGCAGGTCGGTTGGTGGAGCGACAGCCGTGTATCGGGCTGGTGCGATTGGGGATGCAATCATTGCCACAGCATTCGTAAACTACTTGGTGCAGGAGTCGGGTGGGGTGGTAGATGTTTATGCGCCTGCTCGCAACCTGCCTCTTTACGCTGGGCTGGGGGCAAAGTTATATCCGCTGCCTTGCACGCTTGAGGCGTGGACTAGCTACGATAGTCATTTGCCCACGGACGATCTATTCAGCGGGCAGGTTGGGGATACAAAGCTTGGGACTGGTCCTGGCAACTGCTACAAGCGCATTTACGAGTGGATGGGTGTATGGGATGAGAAGACGATGGCGAAGTATTGTAAGCCTATCCTGCACCTAATTGAGCCTGACCATGAAGAGCTGAAGGCTTTGGGTAGGTGGCCATTGCCTGAAAAGTATTTTGCCTATCACGTTTCTTCGAGTGGACCAACTCGCACCTACCCGCCAACGATGGGGCAGGAGGCGGTGCTGGCGTTGCTGGAAGCTCATCCAGAACATCACGCAGTAATCATTGGGCTGGATAACAGTAACAATTTCCATGTAGATCATCCTCGCGTCATTGATTTGTTTAACACGACGAAGGCAATCAGATCGCTGTTCCCAGTGGTAGCCAACGCTGACTTTGTTGTGGCTCCAGATAGCTCTGTGAATCACATCGCTGCTGGGCTGAACACGCCGTGCGTGTCGCTGTGGGGCAGCTACGACCCAATTGACAGAATGCAATTCTACCCTCTCAACGTATCGGTGTTTAAGCCAGATGTTTGCCCACACGCGCCTTGTCGTCCGCACGCTGGGTTGCCCCAAGCTAAGTGTAAGGATGCGACGAACAAGACTCCTAAGACTCAGATGTGGTGCAATGCACTACGCAACATCAAGGCCGAGGATATTGTTGAGGCCAGCAAGAAGGCGATGGAGTTGGAGGATAAGCAACATGAGGAGAAGAAATGAATAAAGTAAAGTTCCGTTGGGGCGAAGAAACCTATACCCTTTGCGTAACCCAAGACGATTGCTGGCTTGAGGATGGACCTTCTGATATTTCGGATAGAATGCTGAAGGGTATGGACGAGCTTGCCATGGAGAATGGTATGCTCCCACCGAAGGGTTTGTGTGCCGAATGCTGGAAAGGAACTTATGAGGCAATAGTCGAGGACTACCATATAGGAGGTGAAACTATTAAAGACCTCGACCTACACAGATGCCCCAAGTGTGGACACACTACCTTGCCTTGGCAATCGGCGGATAGAGTTGACAAGGTATTGGAAGCTTTGAAGAACAAATAACTAACTGGCGATGTGGTACGCAGGGAGATCCTGTGGCGGGGTGTCTGAATAGTGTGTTGTTCCCCTCTTGAATCAGCAGCCAGTTTGAATTTTGATATGAAGACAATGTCCCGAATGGTACGCAGGGAGATCCTGCGGCTGTGTGCTACTAACCACATCTGAAACAAAGGGACATGACTTGCAAACAGAAATAGTAGTGATATAGAAGCAGGCAGAAAGGTTGGTAGCAAATGACCGATGAAGAAATCATTCGGTGGTTCAGAAGTGTTGATCCATCGACAAGCAGACCGCAAAGCTATTCACAGCTTGCGTCAATAAAAACCCCACAATTCATAAGCGACGATATTGATCGCGCCTATATAAGCGGAGCAATTGATTGTGCCGATATGTTCCTGTCGATGTACAGAAAGGGATATATTAGGGCGACTGAAACGCATAATGTTTTTATGCGATGGTTGCATTCAAGAAAGAAAACATCTTGGAACAAGATTGAGGATTGGCACGAAACCATATCAACCTGGACAAGCACAAGAAGAAAAGTCCTTGCCAGATGTAATAACAAATGCACGATTTGTGGCGCAGATGATAATTTGGAAATTCACCACAAGGTCGCTGTTGCAGATGGAGGAGCGATGGATTTAGAAAACTTAACTACTGTGTGCGGATTTGCCATGAGAAAGGAACAACATGAAACTACCAACACGAACACAGCAATTCATAACAAACGGAGCGCATGAGGGGCAACGCAATGAGGAGTTGTTCCTAGCCGCACAGCAATTGAGGGATGCTGGACTCGATGAGTCGTCTGCAATTGACAAGCTATACCCATCAGCACTCGCGTCTGGATTGCGAGAAAGGGAAATAGAGGCAGCGGTTAGGTCGGCATACAGAAGGTCGGCAAGACAGCCGTTGAGCTTCAGTCCGTTTAAGTCGAATGAGCCAGTAAAAATTGAGCTGTCACCATGTCCGAAGCCTAGCCATCACGCCGATGATGTCAGGAGGTTCCTGCTAACCGCATTCAATGAGGGGGATCGGGTTTGCATTGTCGGAGCTATACACCAAGACGAGTCGGAAAGGCCGTCAGGCAAAGGAACGATCAAGACCCGCGAGGAGTGGCTGGATCAGTTTCATTCTGGCGTGGAGCTTCCCGACTCGTACGTTGGTGCGTACGTCTGCATCAATCCATGCGGAGATTCAAGGAAGTCAGATGACGTTACAAACTTTCGCCATGCCCTAATTGAATTTGATAGCGGAACGATGGACGAGCAGTGGTCGATTATCAACGCGCTTGAGCTGCCTTGTTCGGTTGTCATTCATTCTGGATCGAGGTCAGTCCATGCTTGGGTCAAAGTAGATGCCAAGGACATTAAGGAGCATCAAGAACGAGTCGCATATCTGTATTCCAAGATGGCTCAGTTCGACATAGATCCGAAGAACAAGGATGCGTCGAGGCTATCCAGACTTCCAGGTGCGCCAAGAAAACTTGCAAACTCCTATCAATCCTTGCTCGCAACAAACACTGGTCGCAGTAGTTGGAGCGAGTGGAAGGCACACATGGAGGCCATGAATCTTCCGCAACAAACACCTTGGACTGACATCCTTGGATTTAAGGCTGAAGATGACAACGATTGTCTTCTTGGTAATCGCTGGCTGTGCAAGGGTGGTAGTTGCGTTTGGGTCGGCGGGTCTGGACTAGGTAAGTCAACTCTATGTCTTCAAGCCATGATGACTTGGGCTATTGGCTTGCCGTTCCTTGGAATAACGCCAAAGAAGCCGATGCGCAGCCTGCTCATCCAAGCAGAGAATGATCTCGGTGACGTTGCTGAGATGGCTCAAGGCGTACTGCGACACCTAAAGGCCAAGCTTACATTGTCAGATGAGCAGTCTGCAATGATGCTGGCCAACGTGATTATTGTTCGTGATTCAACAAAGACAGGACCAGACTTCGCAAAGATGGCAGCCGCACTGATTGGTGTGCATAGACCCGACCTATGTTGGATTGATCCGCTTCTATCATTTATGGGTGGAGATGCCCTAGCTCAAGAGAACATGACGATGTTCCTGCGACACTGCTTAAACCCGATCAGCGTGGCGACTGGTGTGACGTGGATGGTAATGCATCACACCCCCAAGCCACCCAAGGAGGGGCAGCATTCACAGGTGCTGTACGACTTGGCATACGCTGGGATAGGGTCAAGTGAGCTGACCAACTGGGCAAGAGCCGTGGTGTACCTTCAGGCGGTCAAGGAAGGGCATTTTAAGCTGTCGTTCCCGAAGCGGGGAGGAAGGGCTGCCATACCATGGCCACAAGGAGATACTGATTTGCATGAAAGTAAGTACGCAACTCACGTCTGGCTAAAACACGCAGAGGAGTGGATGGCCTGGGAGGAGTCAAATGGTCCAGAGAATAAGGGAAGGGGAAGGCCAGAATTGACCATAGAACAAGCCATTCCAGACTGGCCCAAAGGGCATGGTTATAACGATTGTATTGACCATATTATTGAGTCAACTGGATGCTCTAAACGCAAAGCTCAAGAGTTGTTTGCTTCCGCAAAAGCTGATGGAACTATAAGCAAAAATGGGCAGGGATGGGAGATCACTCAGCTTCCGTAAGTCGTTGATAATGGTTTTTGCAGAAATGCGACTTACGTAAGAAAATGACATACCGCAACAATTATTTCTGCGGTACCGCAACAATTCGCTTTTTGCTCGCTACCGCAACTACCGCAAGAAATACCCCTTATAGGGGTATTTCTGCGGTATTGCTGCGGCAGTTCAAAATCTTTTCTGCGGTAGTTGGGTAAAAATGGATCAAACAAATCTTGCGTAAGTGTTTTGAAAATGAAAACGGCCACTACACCTGCTGAACAACGAAGTTGGTGATCAGGTGGAGGGTGTGGTACAATACCGAAATGAACAAAGCTAAACCTGGTTTATACGCCAACATCAACGCTCGCCGTAAGGCTGGCACTAGCCGTCCTAAGTCCAAAAGCACCATTAGTCCTAAGGTGTGGAGGCTTATGAAGGCCAAGAAGGGCGGGTTCTGAACCAAGACCGAGAGCAATTGAAGCTGGCAAATAGGTTTATTAGCCTGCTTCAGAAGGAGAACGCTCAATTACATGGCGTTCTTAGGCTCTTGGGTCAATTAGTAGATGATATGGACGCAAACTGCTCTTTTGAAGTGTTCGAGCATCAGTGGGAAGGTCTGACTGATGAGGTTAATAGGCTGTCAGGCTTCTTTGAAAGCCACCAGAAGGCACTACAATTGCTCCACGATGCCTGTCCTGAGGCTTTTGACGCTGATGAGGTAGATGAATCGTGAATCCTAGAGATTTACCTTGTAACAGTCCAAGGCGTACACCTGGCGAGCGCAAAAAGTTTGTAGTCCGAGCGTGCCAGAATGGTCAGAGCAAGGTTATTCGCTACGGCGATCCAGATATGACCATCAAAAAGAATAACCCAGCGCGCAGGCGTAGTTTCAGAGCTAGGCACGGGTGTGATAGTAAACCTCCCAGCAAGCTGACAGCAAGGCATTGGAGCTGCAAGAACTGGTAAATATGCCAAAGGTAGCTAAAAAAACACGCCACAACCTATCAGAATCGAGCAGAAAGCCTGTTTCTAGGCGTTTTGATTCGAAATGTGATGCCCGAGACCTTCCAGTGGTAAAATTTAAGGTTGAGGAGCTAGGAAACAAAGCCTGTTGCTGCCGCATCGGACGCTAGACTGCCGTTTATAGCACCCTTATAGGGCTAACGCTCCCGCGAAAGGCTACGCTACCGCTTGATAGCTGGCCTACCGTTTTCGGTCCGCCACTTTTGCCAACGCTCCCGCTGTGCCTGCGCTACCGTTTGGTAATGCTCCCGCGAAAGCTTGCGAGCCTTGCAAGATCCTTTTACGCTCCCGCCTTTCTTACCCAAGCGCGAAAGGTAGGCTTTTATAATTTCATCTTCAGTCATATTTTTGTATGCTCCTTATAGGCTGCGCTGCCGTTTATAGGCAAGCGCGAAAAGCCGTTGGGGCTTGAACCCTTGGCGGAATTGTTATTTTGTCTTTATATCCTCCGCAACAATCTTGTTAATCAGTTTTAGGGAATACTCTCCCCATTGTTCCATAGCTATCTGTACCGCCTTCTTATAGGATAAGCCTTCCTTCTTTGCCATCTTCCTTAGATAGCTTTCAGTAATTCCAACTTCATCTAATTGTTTTGGGTGCTTCATTTGCCCACCTTCTTTCCTTCTATTTTCTCAACCTCTTTGCTTGCGTAATTGGCAAGACAATGAACCGCGTTTCTATATTGTTTATAGGAATTTCTATCCGACAACTGGCCGAATAGATTAAGTATATGTTTCAACTGATCGTATTTCTTGCTCTTCATTGTGCGTGCGTCCTTTCTTTTATTTTTCTTTAGGTCATCTCTATCGAGTTTGACCTCTCCTCCCCTCAGTAACGAGGAGAGACGAGGGAAAACTTATTTCCGTTTATTGCGTGGCCATACCAGCACCACAAACAAGGCGAGCAAGACACCGTGTAGCATCCCAAGCGAATAGAGTTGAACGCTCATCGCCATTTATCCTTCACAATGATTGCCCCATCTAGTCCTTCCTGTTTGATCCATCGCATCGCGCCATCGTATGATGAAAAACGCGCTTGATACCTTCCAGCGCAATCTATGACTATAAAACACTGGTTCATACGCTTTCCTCCCGCATGTTTATATTAATACCCAAGTTTTCCAATATAGTCTCGTATGCTTCCTGCCTGCATGTGGCCTCAAATTGCAGGCAAGGCATACCACCACTATATTGATCCTTTTTGTCGAAAACTTCCACTAGGTAAGTTTTCAAGCTTTCTCCTTTCCCATGATGAAATCATGAGCCGCTTGTGCCTTGGCGGCTGCATAGAATATCATCTTGGGGTCATTCTTCAGAACCTTTGACCAGTTTTGACAATAGGCCACAGCGTTCTCCTCAACTTCCTCACGATTGATGCCCGATGACTGGCAGAGGAATTGCGCTCCAATCTCTGCTACTAACTCCTCCTTGGCATACTTCTCGCTCCCAAAGTTTCCGCCTAGGTCACGTTCTAGTCGCGACTCGTGACCCGTTGCATGCGTCAATTCATGAAACATGGTGTCGTAGTATGCGCTTGCGCTTGTCCAGTGTGCGGTTTTAGGCGGCATGTTCACAATATCTTGGCTAGGGATATAGCAAGCGCGCGATCCATCGACTATCCTTGGCGCGCGTGGCATGCGTTTGATTATCTCGTCAGCTTCCACAATTTGAGCCACTGGTGCAGCGGCTGCTTCACGCTCAGGCATGCCATCGCACTGAGAAGCATTGAACACCGTATAATGTTTCATGAAGCGAAAAGTTTTCGCTTTCTCGCTTCCAGTGCTTTCTCCTCCTTCATTCTCTCCACTCTTTTTAATTGTAGAATAGAATATGACAGGCCAACCCTTCTCGCCCTTCTTAACTTGCGCGCCAAGTGCGGCGGCTTGCTTATAAGTTAGAAAGCGCGGATCAGGATAATGACTCGCCAAGTTTAACACGAGCGCGTTGACTCCCCTGTATTCGCTGCCGCTGACTGCATTATGCGCAGCAACACTGCGCCAAGGCTTACGCCAGGGGATTTCTCCCTTGCCCAGTGCTTCCACGATTTTCTCCACGATCCTGTTAGTATCTTCTGTTTTCATTGTGTGTCTCCTTATTTTCTTTTATGCCTTGGGAGTTCCTAGCGGATTCTCCCTCGACAAGTGGCAGTATTGCCAACGCTTGGCATAATGTCAAACTTTATTTTAAGATATTTTATAGTAAGATAGGGCATGGATGAAAACGGCGCAGCTCCAAGCGCGATAGAAAAGGCCAAGAACGGGCGCGATATATTTACGGATAAAATCGCAGATGAGATAGTGGCAGCTTGTGGGAGTGGGTTCACACTCGAAAAGGCGGGCGCACTTGTGGGCGTTAATCCTTCCACGATTCGTACCTGGGCGCAACGTAAACCTGATTTCGGCAAGAGAGTGGAGACGGCGCGGAAAAAGCACGAATTGTCTCTTCTAAAAGATATCCAGCTTGCTGGCGAGAAATCATGGCAGGCCAAGGCTTGGATTCTAGAGCGTGGCTACAATTGGGCACAACCCAGTGCCAGGCTTAATGTTACGCAAGACGTAACGCACGGCATAAGCGGCAACCTCGCGCAATTACTCGCTGGGATTGCGGGGAGAAAGAAAATAATAGAAACAAAAAAAATAGAAGAGGTTAAAAATCAAGATAACTATATTGATGTTGAACCTCTTACAGATAACGCAAAAAAACAAATGTCGCACAATAAAAAATTGTATCAAATATCACAAGTTGCTGATAGTCAAGGTGACAATAACAATGTTTTGCATAAGACTCGACACAAGCGAATGAAACTTCGTAAGCCTAGAGCAGAGTCTCTTGCAAAGTATCCACCTACCACCACGCCACCCGCCACTCCCCCAGCCCCCATTTAATACGCATATACCCCCCCAAATTATTGTGGATCAAAATAAAAAGAGGTCTTAACATACGCCTATGCCAAAGCCCCCCAAGCGTAGCCAAGAAGAGATTCTGCTAGACCTCTCTAAACCAGCCGCATTCGCCGCTAACGTGCTTGGAATCAACTTATACGACTGGCAACGCAAGGTACTGCGTGATTTGGAGGCAAAGGACTGTCGCGTAGCCTTGCGTGCAGCCAACGGCTCTGGCAAGACCAGCACAGTAATTTCAGCGATTCTGATATGGCACGCACTGGTTTTCCCACGCTCGATAGCGGTAACCACGGCAGGCGTTTTCCGCCAAGTCGAAAGCCAACTCTGGCCTAGCCTGCGCAATCACATTGCCAAGCTTGGCGGTGCTTGGGAGGTCACATCTGGCGAGATTCGCTACCTCCACCCCAACGGCAACACATCACGCATTATAGGCTACTCAGCGACTGACCCTGGGCGTGCTGAAGGCTGGCACGCAGAGGACCACGAATACCATCCGTTGCTGATGGTGGTGGACGAAGCCAAGACCGTAGCCGACCCGCTGTTTGAGGCTATCAGCCGATGTCAACCAACCCGCTTGCTAATCGCATCCAGCCCAGGCGGGACTAGCGGTGCGTTCTATCGGGCATTTACCAAGGAAGCCAATATGTGGTCTAAGCACGCAGTCACAGCGTTTGACTGCCCACATATTACGCAGAAGCAGATTGACGAAATAACCCAGCGTTACGGCGAGAAGCACCCACTTACTCGTTCCATGATTTATGGAGAGTTTGTTGACATAGGCGCGGAGAGCCTAGTCATCAACCTAAACCAGCTACAGAACTGTTACAACGCACCACCAAGATTCAGGCCAGGTGTAAGGACAGCAGGCGTGGACTTTGCGGCTGGTGGCGATCAGAACGTGATCTGTATAAGTGACGGCAACAAGATCCTGCCTATGATTGCATGGCGCGAGAAAGACACGATGGCAGCGGTTGGCAGGTTTATAGTCGAGTTTAAGAAGGCTGGGCTGGAAGCCAGCAACATCTACGCTGACGCGAGTGGTATGGGCATGGTTATGTGCGATGCCTTGGCTGAGTCAGGCTGGGCTGTCAATAGGGTGAACTTTGGGGCTACGGCGTATGACAACAATGCTTATACGAACAGGTCAGCCGAGATGTGGTACAACATGGCCAAGAAGATTGAGGATGCTGAAATCATCCTACCCGAAGACGACGAGGACTTGACCGCCCAACTTACTTGCAGGCGTACTATTACCAACAGCAAGGGTAAGCTTGGCGTTGAATCTAAGGACTCAATGCGTGCCAGAGGCATAGCCTCGCCAGATAGGGCTGATGCGTTGGCATTGTGCGTAAGTGGTGCTAATATCGGCTTGGACTTGACTTTCAGCATAGAACGTCCAACTTGGAAGTCACTTCAGGACATGATGGTGGCACACGACCCTGTCATGGCTGGATTTGACCCAGGAGGATAAAACAATGAATGTATGGAACTGGATTACTTCAAATTGGCAAGAGATCGTAGCCGCTGTCGGTGGCATCGTTCTCGCTGCGCGTATTGTTGTCAAGCTCACTCCGACTCCCGCTGACGATTCGTTCTTGGAAAAGATCGTCAACTTTCTTAAGACAGTCGGTCTGAATATTAAATAAGTTTATTTGTGCTGCGTGCAATCCTTGAGATCATCGCAGCCGTGTTTCGCATCATTCCGAATTGGAAGGAAAAGCGAACGCAAAACATCGAGGGTGAATGGAAACATAACCGCGATGCTATTGAGCGTGATTTGCGTGGTGAGTCTTGGTGGTTGCGCAACAACGACACCAGTAACACACACGACAGGGATAGTTGAAGAGTTAATGAAAGATCCTACCTATAGTGAAATTCGTCGTGGTACACCTGGCACTCGCGAGTGGGCTAGGAAAGCCTTAAACGCAGTCAACGATCTTTCATACGAACTTAAAGTGGAGCGCAACAAATGAACGCCAAAGATACACGCAGAACAGAATATTATTCTCGGATTATTGATTCGCTTAACCAGCGCGAGACTTGGGAGAACCGCCAGCGGTTGTTCTATCAAGCTCGCTACTTTGGTGTTCGCCGTAAGGTTAAGCCTTGGCCAACAGCAGCCGATCTCCACGTTCAGTTGATTGACACAGCGATTGAGAAGCTGAAACCCAGCTTCGTCAACAGCGCGATTGGAAACGACATTCTCTCCAGCTTCGTCCCGATGCGCCAGCAATTGACCCCGCTGACAGTATCAGCCGAGCGTTGGTTTGATTACAATATGCGGGAGAAGACAAACTTCCAGAAAGAGATTGTTTCCGTAATTGACAACATCCTTCTCTACGGACGTGGTGTTGCCAAGATCATCTGGAACGAGGACAAGAAGCGTATTGACTTTGAAGCTATTGACCCTTTCCACATCATTGTTCCAGCGTACACAAAGGAGTTTAAGGATGCAGATTTCATCGTACACATCGTCTCAACTTCAGTCGATTCCTATAAGGCAAATCCGCTTTACAAGCAGGACGACGAGTTCATTAAAACCATTTCGGGTAAACCCTCCAAATCGGTGGGCTTACGAAGTGAGATTCAAGACGAGATTTATCGACGCGAAGGAATTACTCAAGAAGCTGAGAATGATCGTATCATTCTTTGGGAAATGTACACACCTTCTGAAGAAGGATGGAAGGTCGAAACGTATAGTCCGCTTGTCGTAACTGAAGATGTTCGCAAGCCTTTCATTTTGCCGTATCGTCACGGCGAACCACCTTTCGTAGATTTTCCCTATGAAGTTACTGGTGGCGGTTGGTACAGTCCACGAGGTGTGGCCGAGATCCTCCTCCCGAATGAGAACCTCCTCAATAAATTAAAAAATAGTCTCTCTGACTATGTGGAACTTGCCAACCGCCCAGTTTTCGAAGCACAGAATCCAATCTCGCTAAACACATCGAACTTGAAAATGCAGCCTGGGCAGATTTTGCCACAAGGCTTGAAACCAGTTCAGTTTAGCCAACCTCCATTTGACTTCCAGAAATTGATGCTCGAAGAGCGTCTGCTTTCCGAACAGCGGATGGGCAATCCAGATTTTGGTGCTGGCTCGCAGTTCCAAGTATCGGATCGCAAGACTGCCACCGAGATTCAAGCATTGCAGTCGCAGGCTGCGGCTTCTGGTGATCTTCGCAATCGCATGTTCCGAATGGGTCTAGCCCATCTATTCAAACAGTGCTGGTCGCTTTACACACAGTACAACAAGAAAGACTTGATGTACCGCTATGCGGAAGAGACAGGCTCAATGCCTCCAGATGGTATTCACGATGAGTATTCGATTGAGCCAAAGGGTGGACTTGACTTCATCAATCGCCAGTTTGCGTTGCAGAAGTCGGTTGCGCGGATGCAGATGTTCCAAAATAATCCTTTCGTAAACCAAGGAGAATTGGTAAAGTCAGTGCTTGAACAAGACGATCCATCGCTGGTCCGCAGACTCTTCCAAGATCCGAACGCAGCCTCTGGCGATCAAGCTGAAGATCAAGCGACTGAAATCGCGACTATGCTTGCAACTGGATTCCCAGTCGCAATCAAGCCTAGCGATGATCACAAAGCGCATATATCCGTTCTCTTCGCGTTTAACCAGGCGGCTCAACAGCGACAACAGCAGGTCGATCAGAGTGCAATGCAAGTTCTGATGGCTCACTTACAACAGCACTTGGCAGCCTTGGAACAGGTTGACCCCAACACATCCCGCGCTATCCAGAAACAGCTTCGTGATGCAGGTAAGGCTCAGATGCAACAGCAGGGGCAACAATTGCCTCCGCAAGCAATGCAAGGCCAAGCACCAGCGCCGATGGCGGGTTGAAAGTACCAGTAATGCGAGATGCCTTCCAGGCGGAAGGTTTAACAAAATTGTGTGAGTGGGCGAACGAGGCGGGTGCGAATGGTAAGGCGGTTGAGATTGGGTCTTACAGCGGGGAAGGTACGGTGGTTATTGCTAAACATTTCAAGGAGGTTATGGCGGTTGATCCTTGGCTAAACGGATACGATATTAACGATAGGGCAAGCCAGCAATGCCCGATGAAGTTTGTCTTTGAAGCATTTCAAGAGCGTACAACCCCACTTGGCAATGTTTCCTATAGTCGCGGGAAAAGCCTAGATGCTTTAGAGTTTGTTAAGGATGGTGGGCTAGACTTTATCTACATAGACGGAGATCACCGCTACGAAGGCGTACTGGCAGACTTAAACGGCTGGAAGGCCAAGCTTAGGGCTGGCGGGGTAATGGCTGGGCATGACTGGAGTTTTAAGGCTGTGCAAAAGGCATTGGTTGAGGTATTTAAGGACAAGGAAGCAGTCCTATTTCAGGGCGATTCTTGGGCAATAAAACTATGAGAAAACTAAAAGCAGCATTGGCGTTTATCAGAGATCAAGAATGGGTCAATGAACCCAAGTGGGAGGATGAGGATGAGAAGGCGTGGACTGGCTTCTTGTCAACCCCTACTGGCAAACGCCTTAGCTTGATTTTGCTCAACCTAACCCTGCGTCAAAACGGCTCTGCTGTAATGAAGAAATCAGAGGCACTTGCAGACGCTTGCGGGTATGCTAAAGGCTTTAGGGGATGTGTGGCGACTTTAGAGTCGTTGGCATCCCAAAAACTTAACTCCGCCGTTCTTGGCTATGAGGACGGATCGGATGAAACAATAGCCAACTAACCTTTAGGCAGAATGACTCCCTGCCGACAAGTGTAAGAAAGGGTCAAATGGCAGATTCAAATAACCTGACCGAAGCGGATGTATTGGCGATGGCGCAAGCGGCTGACGAAGGACGGGATTTTAATCCTACTCCCAAGGAAGACGAAAAAGCCAAAGTAGAAACAAATGCTTCGGATAAGGCCAGCGGAGATAACGAGCAGACACCCGCGCCTGCTGAAAAAGCCGAAAAACAAACAGAAGCCTCGGATGAGGTTTCGTCTACCAAGGAGAAATCCAAGGAAGATAAAAGTTCTTTAACAACGCAACCTTCAGAAGACAAGTCGGAGTCGGCTTCCGAAAAGAAGCCTACCCGTTACGAGAAGGCTAAGTCGCGACTTGAGAAAGAGTGGGAAGATGTCCGAGCAGAAAAGGCCAGAATCAAAGCTGAACGAGAGCAGATCGAGGCTGAAAGGGCAAGGAAGACTTCAGAAACTACTCAAAGCGAGACAAAGGCGAGCAGTCGCAAGTTTAGCGCGGAAGATTACAGGGAAGCAGCAAAGAGCTACCGTGATGAAGGCCGTGACGATCTTGCAAAACTTGCCGAACAAAAAGCTGGTGACATTGAAGTTGAGGATAGGAAAGAGATCGAGCAGAAAACCCAGACAGAATTAAAGTCTGCTTGGGATAAAAATTTGCTTGATGAAGTAGAAGCAAATCCTGAACTTAAAGATTCGTCCAGCACTTTGTATAAAGCCGTATCGGAAATGTTGCAAAACCACGCAATCCTGCGTAATTACCCAGCGGGAATCAAGGATGCGGTTGGAATTGCAAAGGTAAAGCTCCAAGCGGAGTCCGCCTCCGATTTGTCGAAGAAAGTTGCAGAGTATGAGAAAGAACTTTCTCAACTCAGAAAAGCGACAACTCCAGCGTCTGGACAACCCAAAGGTCCTGCCAAGACTAAAGCTTTTCACGAACTAACGCTCGATGAGCAAGAACGTGAATTGATGAAAATGGCAAGCGAGGTTGACAGAGGTTGAGTTGTCATAACAAACAAGGATACTTAATTATATGGTAACTACTGGCTCAGTCAGCGCGCAGTTCCAGGCATACTTCTCGAAAGCTTTGCTCGAACGCGCAATCCCATTGCTCCAGATGGAGCAATTCGCAATGAAAACCCCCTACCCGACAAAAACGGGCGGGAATAAAACGATACGCTTCTTTCGCTTCGGAGATCCAAGCATCACTGCTATCTCCGCCTTGTCGGAAGGAACGACTCCCTCCTCTGGTGACGAGCGTGATCTCACGTTGTCCTCAGTGGAAGCCACGCTTGTCCAATACGGAAGCAAGATCATCCTAACCGATGTCGTTCTTGCAACCGAATTGTTCTCGCACTTGGCGCAGGCCACCAAACAACTCGGCGAAGATGCCGCCCTTCACGCTGACACACTCTGTCACCGCGCGTTGGTGCAGGACTCCTCGACCAGCACTGGTACTGGAGTAGCCACCAAATCGTACAACCGTTATGCTCAGAACACGACTAACGGCACGACCTGGGCTACTGGTTCAGTTGCTAACGGCGCAATGACCTCCACCGACTTGCTCGATGGTGCGACTTCGCTGTTCATCGCTCGCGCTCCTAAGATCAAGGACGGCTACGCGCTCGTCGCGCATCCTGCCGTTATCCGTGATCTACAGCAGGACGATGATTGGTTGAAGGTTTCGAGCTACTCGAATCCCGATGCCATCTTCAAGGGTGAAATCGGCAAGTTGTTTGGCGTATCGGTCGTTTCTTCGACCAACGTACAGACCTTCAACACCTCGGCCTCTGGTATCGCTGAGAACAGCGTTGGAACAACTGGTGTTAACACTGGCTATGCTAACGTCCTCCTCGGTGGTGGCGCGTTCGGCGTTCCTAGCTTGTCCTCTATCGCAGCCTCTGGCTCGCCCTTCGCTCCGAAGGTCACGATCCTCGATGCGGCAGACAAGAGCGATCCGTATGGACAGCGCATCGTAGCTTCCTTCAAGACGTTCTACGCGGCCAAGCAACTTGATCCTCGGTTCTTCCGAGTCATCGTTGCGAAGTCCAACTACAGCTAATAATTAAATGGGAACCATGCTAGTTATTGGTATGGGACCTCGGAAAGCTGGGGAGGATAAAACCTCCCCAGCCACTTCCTCATCTGAAAAACCTATGAAAAAAATGGCGAAAGCTGGAATGGTGATGCTACCAGTTTCAAAGTTTGAAATGAACGATGGAACTGAAGATGTATCTCCAGAAGTAGGTGATTCTGTAGAACTCTCTGGAACAATTGACATGATCGAAAATGGCATTGCCCACGTTAATGTTGAGCACGCCATGAGCGAGAGTGAATCCAATGACAAGTCGGAAGACATGGCCGAGGGTGAAAACTCAATGTCCGAAGAGGAAAAGATGATGAAGCTGGCCGAGGAGTCGGATAAGGAAAACTATAGCTAATGCCTGTTTACCAGTACGAGGACACCAGAAATGGGAAAGTTGTCGAACTGGAAAAGGCTGTGGCCGAAAGGGACTCTGTCCCTCGTTACCTTAAACGATTCACCGTCCCGCAAAGATTGAGCCTAGTAGGTGTCGGAGAACCCCTCGACAATCCGCTAGGAGTCAATCAAACAAATTTGATGAAGGGGTACTACCGCCAGGAACAAAAGCTTGGCAGTAGGTTTAGAAGCCAGTACACGCCAGATAGCATCAAACGTGCGGCTTTAAGGAGAAAAAAATATGGCGAATGAATTTGTAAGAAGCACTCGGAAGGCCAAGAACAAGGCTATCCGCTTTGACACTCAAGGCTTCACAAACGTAATTGAGTTTACGGCAAGCTCCAGCGGTGGCACGGTTAATACCGTTGCAACATCCCCTGCGTCCTTGAACGTGACTCTTAACGGCACTTCCTATCGGATTGCCCTTCACACCTAATGTCACGCGCATTAGATAAATTCCAAGGTCAATACGGATTTTCCGTAGGGACAGTTGGAACGGCAACTCCTGGCTATTGGGCGATCCAGATGCTATCAGATACCACGTTTAGCGCGATTAGCGGTAAATATGACGGAACCCTGACTGGCGTTACGATTGGCTCTGGCAACATCATCTATGGCGAGTTCGACAGCTACACGGCTGGAACTGGCAAGGTGATCGGCTACATAGCTGGTTAATTGTATCAGCAGTCAACTCGCTAAAGGTTCTATCCCTTGGCGGGTGATTGCATTGTAATTTTATGCCAAGACTATCTTTAGGCTTGGGCGTGCAAAATACGCGCAAGGTTGGTGGTGGTGCCGCACCTAGCGGGATTCCTGTGGCGAGTACGGCAAGTGTTGTAATTGGGAATGCTGGTGCTGGGAATAATGGGACATACACAAAGTATGTTCCACAGCAACTAATTTTGCTTAACAATGGGGTTGTTCCATTATATGTGAACATTGCTGGTGCTTGCTATTTATTGGGTGGTCCAGAAGATGGAAGAATTTTATTTAGTCCAGATGCGCAAACTTGGGATGATTTTTATGTTGGTAGCGCACAATGTGGAACTCCTTTTGGCAACTGGAAACTTGGATATGTTTACTTCGAGGGAGGAGATACTAGCGCGTGGCTTTTCACAGAGATAGCCACAAACGCATCCACAAATACAGCCTATATTCCAACATCTGGATGGTCTCCATCAATCACCATCACCGCAGCTTAATTATATGCCAAGACTATCTCTAGGACTAGGAGTGCAAACTATCCGTAGGGTTGGTGGTGGTGCGCAATTCTCTCCAGCCAATTTGTCTGGCCTATCCATCTGGCTCAAGGCTGATGCTGGTGTGACTCTTTCTGGTTCAAATGTAACTGCATGGGCAGATCAGAGTGGGAATGGTAGAAACGCAAGCCCAGCAGATGTAAATCCAACATACAATTCTTCAGACTTAAATAGCAAACCCACCATAAGCTTGTCATCAATAGTTGAAGGAACAAATAAATCATTTCAAATTACAGGAAATCCAATGGGTGCATCTGGAACAACAGCATTTGCAGTTGTTTATGTAGGAGATGTGTATAATGAAGGCAACGAAAACGGTCCAATATTTGGTGATTTTGGCATTGCTAACTCATCAAGTCATTACCCCTATGGTTTAAATGACTCTGTTTATGATGGTTTTGCTTCAGCAAATAGAAAAGGTCCACTTACTGCCCCATCAACTATTACAAATAGTTGGAGTCTTTATTCCGTAGTAAGCACTCAAAATGATTGGAGAGATTATGTTAATGGAGCGTTAATGTACTCTGATAATACAAATGTATACAGTAATTCCCCACTTGAAACATATTTATTTATTGGTAGTTCTGGGGCATTTGGATACACGCTGAAGGGCAAAATAGCTGAAGCTATTACATACAACCGAGTCCTGACAACAGGCGAACGCCAGCAGGTAGAGGCGTATCTAAACACGAAATATGCGATTTATTAACCCAATCTTAATTTGCGTTCTTTTGTCATCCTGCTCACCACGCAAGCAGGACAACAACGCCCTACCAGTCTACAGCGACATGAGCGCAGCCGAAGACGCTGGTAAGGCCAAATAAGGCTCATTATGGGTACTGAAGACCAAATTAGCGACTTGCGGGAGAGGCTGGCAAGGATGGAGGAGAGGCAACTATCTCTGTATAAAATGGTTGAAACGAGCTTGTCAAACTACGCAGATGTGGTAAATAGAATCTCTTCTCTGGAACATCTTCGGACGAAGGCTCTGGCTATTGCTGGTGTTGTTGGTCTAATATGCTCAATGGCCTGGGATGCATTAAAAAACCGCTTTAACGGATAGGAGATAATACAATGGGAAATTTCACAGCAGGAACTTCTTTTCAAGACGGCGTAACCAATGACGTAACGGCAATAAAATTGCGAGATTTGGTGGAGAATGCCACGCCCACTTCCAGCCTTGCCCTAGCCAGCACCAGCGGAACTATTGCCAATTTCACATCCAGCACG